ACTTAACAGTCGCTCTCAGTCGTATTTGTACGTTATTTTCTCCTATGATCATAAAGTGTCAATACGACACTTTTTCATAGCATATCTTGACTACACATATATTCAGTTAAAAATTACTTAAAACATACGTTTTATCCTCGATACGGATTACCCTTACTTGTACGTACCACAAGCAAAATAGGTACTTATTTCCACCATGTAGAAATGTTAAAAACTCACACACTTTATAGTGAGTACATGCAGTTAGTTAAATTGCAACCACAATTTAACAATATTAGTTCTTTTATACTTTTTGAATCCTTTATTTCTAAAAAGTTAAAGTTGTAAACTACAACAGTTTTTATATTGATTTTCGCTTAAAAATCATCGTTAAAGTTTTCTAAAATTTCCCTTGACTTTCACGTTAGTGTCATTAAAATTTTTCTTCGCAATGTTTCTTAATTGTAAACGTTGGGTTGAGGAGGTCAGTAACTCCTTTACCGTTCATACCATGTATGATAAAATGAAGCCCACTGTTGCTCTAAATGAGTTCAACACTGGCAAGGGTAAGCATTCTCCCCTTAAATGTATTTCTTGTGCCAATTCGCAATGCACAACTCACTCATCAGAGATCCCAGAAAAGATGAGCGTTCCCCTTACGAAAAAGATTACCAGAAACTACTCTAGTTTAAACCTTTTTGGTCCTACTAGTTATTTATATGCCGAGTCCTTAAGGCGCAAGAACACTATTCTTGCACTCAAAAATGAACTTCTTGTCGGTATCGACACAGTTCAATGCACTCCTCAGAGTTTTATTGGATTTTCAATGTTTACCAGCATGGAATCCCATTTACGCAAACAACTCTCTGAAACCGCAATCTCCAAGATTGAAGGCCTTATGGCCTTATATCTTGCTCTGGCTGATGTCCAATCAGTCACGGGTTTTATTGCCGTACTAACCCTTTACGCCAAAACCCACAACCAGACAGCCCTAACTTCTCAACTTAAAGAGATCGCCATTGATCTATTTAACACTTATAAACCACAGTCCAATGACGAAGATTCAATTGTCAAGCCAATTGAAGAATCGTCCTCAATCCCTAAAGGTCGACCCGAGTGGTTGAATCAAATGGTTTCCGGTCTTACCGATTGGAAATTACTCACCAACTCACCTTCATTTTCCCAAGTTTCTAGAGTCATCTCTCTCCTTATTACCCTTGGAGTAGTTGATTCTTGTTCTGTTAACCTTGGCAATTTTGAAGTTTTCGCTATTAAAGCTCAAGAAAAACACGTCAACGCAATTGATCTTGTCGATGCTCTCATTGAGACAGTCGTATATTTTGCTGAAGGCGCTTACTTGTGCTTTGAGAAAGGTTCTCTTTCTCCCCTCTTGTTCTCCTCTAGTACTGTTATTGAAATCCAAGAGAGGTGTATTGAGAAAATTACTGAATGGGAATATGTTCGTAACGGTAACCTTGAAAAATACGAAAACAAGAGCGAAGCTCTTTTTGACAAAGAATTAGATGAGCTTGTCGAAGATCTTCACAATCTTTACAAAACTATGCCTAATGGCGCCGAAAAGAAGATTATCCAAAGCAAGTGGGAAAAACTTGCTCTTATTAAATCTGATTTTTGTGCTATGCGCATCAAGGGTGGTCTTAGGAAGACCCCTTGGTGTGTTAGCATTAGTGGTGATACTGGTGTCGGTAAATCAACATTAGCCGATTTGACTATGTCCGCTGTACTGAAAGCGGCTGGAGTCCCCAGTGCCTCAGAATATGTTTATACCTTAAACGAGAAGGAAAAACATATGTCAGCTTACCGTTCATTTATTACCGGTATTAAGATTGACGACTTTGGCAACTCAAAATCACAGTTTTGGGAGTGTTCACCTGGAGATTGGATTATTAAGCTATGCAACAACATACGCGAAACCGCCGTTATGGCTGATCTAGCTAATAAAGGTAAGATTTCTATTGAACCTACTAGTATCGTCATTACCACCAATGTGGATCATCTCCACGCGAACACTATATCCAACAATCCCATGTCCATTCTCAGGCGTCCTCAATGCCATGTAGAATGCGCTGTGAAAGAAGAATTCGCTACAGACAATATGTTGGACTCCGAAAAGGTCAAAAAACATTTCGGTAGCCTTGCTCAAATTAATGATGTTTGGCTTATTTCCGTCAAGAGACCTGTTGGAGGAGGACATAAAAATCAAATGCATTCTGGTTGGGAATATATTCATCGAGATATGAACATCTTTGAATTTCTCAATTACACTATTGCTGAATCTTCCCGACATTACAGCCGTCAGGGCGAAATTGTCACATCATTCAAAGAGCCATCTAATATGATTGACATTTGCCCCGATTGCAGTGAACTTAAGGAGACCTGTTCTTGCGATTTCACCCCACATTATGGTGAACGTATTGCCCAAATTCTTCAAAGCAAAGCCTCCGAAGTTAACATGTCTTTTAGGAAAAGCAGATGTAATTTGGAGACCCGAGTTGAAGATTTAGCGGTTGATTCCCTTTTGGAAGGGTTCCGCTGTTTTTCGGAGTCACCATACTCCAAATGGACTAATTGGATTCCTGAATCTATGATGGATAACAATTATGTCCGTTCGCTAGTAATTTGGTCTGGCCGTGATATTATCGGTCAACGTGTCAAAACTTACTGGCACAATCTGGCATTAATGTCTTGCTGTGGAACTTATTTAGCTTCCAGAATTAGTAGCAGACTGACTGTGCCAACTGCTTTGTTCTGCCTTGCTCAATCTCTTTTGGTTGGCTCTGCAGTTATTGAAGCAAAGAAAAATGCCTACTTCGACGAACTCGTTGACAACAGGGCTTGCCTCAATGAAACGTTTGTTTCTGCCCGTGATAAGCATGTACAATATGCTTGTGGGGCATTTGCCGGATTAGCTGTTTTATACAGTGCCGTTAAAGTGGTAAAAGCGCTTCGTGCATCCTTGACTATTCAAGGATCACTTGTGCCTGCCACTGTAGCCGATATTAAAGAACGCGATGCCAAGGTTAATCCCTGGGTATCTACACCTGACACCAAACTTGTTGTCCCTGGCGCTCCTTCTACTTTGGAGGAGGCAGATAATTGTTACCGCAAATCTGCTTGCCAAATCGCCATTGGTACCAAATGTTCCGGCGCATTCTTCCTCCAATCGAATGTTGCCCTTATTCCTCACCATTTTTTACCTGCTGAACCCACGCAGGCTACTATTTATTATGGTACTCGAGAAATTAAATTTATCATCAATCCCAAACAGACAGTCAGAGTAGGCACTCTCGATTTGGTCTTGGTATTTGTCCCAAATACTGGACCATTGCCTAACAATATTGCAAAATTTTGTTCCGGACACGCTAAACAACCCTTAGTATGTACTATGTTCGGACTTCGCAATAATCGTACTCATTTTAAAACGCGTGTTATGTGGCAATTTGCCTCAGCCGTTACCAATGGCCATGCGTTTTTCAATGGATCTAATTATTACCTTCAGGACATGAATACTTTTGAAGGCCAGTGTATGTCCATTATTGTACGAGATGGACCTAGGAAGCCCATTGTTGGTTTCCATATTGGAGGAAAGGCTGGAACTCCGCGTGGATGCGGTATGACCGTTCTTGATTGTGAACTCAAACTTTCACTATTTGAACTTGAAAAACTTAATTCCACATTTGTTCTAGGCCCTCAAGCTCGTGATATTGAGGATAAATTTGCCGGCAAAACCATTGCCATTTCCAAGCATATTCATCCTAAGTGTGCTGTAAATTTTTTGGGAAAGCATGCATCCATCGAGATATATGGATCCGTTGCAGGAAAGTGTACTTATACATCACAAGTTGAACCAACTTCAATTTCCGATATTGTGGCAGATGTAACTGGTGTACCAAACACTTGGGGACCACCCCAAATTAATCCCAAGGTAACCTGTTCAGACGGAGTTGTCCGTGGTCAATCTTGGAAGCCATGGTCTGCCACCATGCAATCTGCAGCTTATCCCAGTACTGGATTTGATCCTGCCTCTGTTCTTGAAGCCAAAGAGGACTATCTCTTTCAACTAAAAGAGACTTTTGATTCCCTACACGAATTTTGGGAAAAAGATATACATCCCATGACAGATGCCGCAATAGTCTCAGGTGAAGATGGTAAAAAATTTATTGACGCCATGAAAACCAGTACCTCTATGGGTTATGGTATTAGTGGTAAAAAAGATAAATATTTAATTGATCTGCCACCAACAGAACTCAATGCTTGCCCTAGAACTTTCTCTCCCGAGATTTGGGATATGGTGAGTGTAGCGGAAGAGCATCTTGATAATAACCTGTCTTTAAACTGCATTTTTGGTTCGTCTCTCAAGGATGAACCAACCAAAATCACAAAGGATAAGGTGCGTGTATTCCAAGCCGCGCCTATTGTACTTCAGATATTGATTCGTAAGTATTTCCTCCCAATCGCTAGATTTCTTTCGATGAACCCTCTCATTTCCGAATGTGCTGTGGGTATTAATAGTCATGGTCCTGAGTGGCACGAACTTTCTAAGTTTATGTCTGCTTGGGGTGATGATCGTATCATTGCCGGAGATTACAAAAAATACGATTTACGTATGCCAGCTCAACTCACTTTAACGGCTTTCTCTGTCCTTATGGACATCGCCAAGTGGACTGGCAATTATTCGTCCAATGATTTGAATCGTATGAAGGTTATTTCACATGAGGTTTGTACTCCTCTTGTTGCTTATAATGGTACCCTAGTCCGTTTTATGGGAACCAATCCTTCTGGACAAAATATGACAGTATACATTAATAGTATTGTCAACTCTCTTCTACATAGGTTAGCATGGTTTGATGCTTACGACGAGTCAGAGCGCATTAAAATGGGCAGGGATCTAGGTTTAGGCCGTCCTGCTACTTTGCGTGATACTTGCAATGTAATGACTTATGGTGATGATGCAAAGGGGTCTGTTCACCCCGATTACGATTTGTTCAATCACAAACAAATGGCTGCATTCCTTGGAAAATACGATATTCAGTTCACAATGCCCGATAAGGTATCTGAACCTGTTCCCTTTATGAATCGTAATGCTGCCGATTTTCTGAAGAGAAAAGATCGTTTCGAACCAGCTCTAGGTGTCACTGTTGGCATGTTAGAGGAAGCGAGTATCTTTAAATCTCTCCATTCTGTCATTAAGTCTGATGCTGTTACTTCTGATGAAGTTTCAGCTATGAATATTGGCGGAGCTCTACGTGAATGGTTTGCGCATGGGCGCGACATTTATGAACACCGTAGAGAGCAAATGAAAACCATTGCTCAACGAGCTAATTTACCCGTTGATGGTATCGAGTTATCTTTTGATGATCGTATTAAACAATGGCAAGATAAGTATGGAGACTTTACACCACAATCCGGAATTTTACAAACTTTCGAAATTCCCTTTCCAGACACTGTTTCCGTTCTAAGTGGAGTATCTTCCTCTTCAACTTCCACTGCCATTACATTTACAGTGGAATCGGAAAACACATTGAAGGAACGAGTTAAGGAGGTTCTTGGTAAACCATCCTATGAAGAATATGTAATTATCAGTACCAGTTTCGGAGCTGGTGATTTAATGTACTTTAATGATGGTGTTATTCTGGTTGTCGAATGTAAAAGAATCATTCGCCGTGCTGGACAAGCTTCCAAAGTGCGGGATCAAGCAATTAAATACGCAACAGTTTTTCATACGTTGCGTCCAGAATGTTGTGTGTACGCCATTACATACACTGAATATGGTTTTAGGGTCGTAGAAATTTTTGGAGAACAAAGAGTATCTTCTAAGTTCGAGGAATTTCTTGACCATGTAGCTGTTGAGTTCTCCTAGAGAGCTCTCTGTGCGGCGCACATAAAAACGTCCCGAAGGCGCTTGTGAGTGTCAGCGTAACCCTACGGGGAAACCAAAATCACATGAATTGTACTGATTACGGTAGTTATCGATCGATTGTAGTTTACGATCATACTAACGCTTGCAATTTTACGGACTTGCTCTTATTTAGGAGCGCGGCAACCACCGCAACAAAACTAAGATAGGACACTGGAATAAGCAGCCAGTGATCCCGTAAAAACAAATCGCTTACTAACACAAATTTATTTATAAATGAGCTGGAGTTCTCAAACTTAACTCCACAGTCTGGCTCCCTAGGTACTATTCAAGAAGAGGGAGCCGCTCAGCTTTCGGAACAAATCACTAATTTCAATGATCAAGATGCCGGTTGGACCACAACCATTGGTTCTGGCATGGATGCAACTATGAAATTAGGTTCCACGGGAGATTCCACTTTGGGGAGTTTCCTTGGCCGGCCAACACGAATTGCCAGCTATAATTGGGTAGTCGATCAACCCTTATTTGAAAAACTCGACCCTTGGTCATTGTTCTTAAATGACCCTCGTGTATCAGAGAAGATTGCGAACTATGAACTATATAGGAGCAAACTGCACATTAAAATTGTTATCTCTGGCACTGGCTTTCATTATGGCCGCTCAATTGTCTCATATAATCCATATTCAGGATTTGATACCCTTTCTACAGAGAGGAATTTTCTGAATTACGACATAATTGCAGCCTCTCAAAAGCCTCATTTCTTCTTAAATCCCACTAATAATACTGGTGGTCAACTTGATTTACCTTTCTTTTGGCATGAAAATTATTTGTCATTGAGCCGAGCGGATAGATCCCAATTAGGAGAAATTATTATTAAATCCTTTGGTAACTTGCAACATGCTAACCAAGGTAACGATCCCGTTGGCATTACCGTGTATGCTTGGGCTAGTGACGTCGAACTCACGATGCCCACATCATTGACAACTTTATCTGCATTGGATTATACTCCTCAGTCAGGTACTTTGAATTCCAATGATGAATATGGTAAAGGAATCGTTTCCGGTCCTGCTTCTGCAGTTGCCCAAGCAGCTGGGAAATTAACCAGCGTACCCTCTATAGCTCCTTATGCGAGAGCGACAGAGATGGTAGCAAAGGGTGTGGCTGGTATGGCTACACATTGGGGGTATTCGCGCCCTCCTATTGTTACCGACATTGTGCAACAAAAGCCTACTCCAACTGGGAATATGGCTAATACTGATGCGGCTGATGCTGTTATGAAGTTATCTTTAGATTCCAAGCAGGAATTAACTATTGATTCGCGCACAGTGGGGTTAGATGGAGAGGATCAAATGGATATTCAACGCTTTGTGCAAAGAGAATCCTACCTCACAAATTTCACTTTAGATTCAACTGAAGTCCCAGACACTATGTTATGGAATTGTCGTGTGACACCTAACTTATTCGCTGTCAATAATGGTGAAATCCATGCCACACCCATGGCTTATATGGGAGTACCTTTTGGAAAGTGGCAAGGTTCCATTAAATATCGATTTCAAATCGTTAAGTCCAATTTCCATAAAGGCAAAATCTTGTTACGATGGGATCCTCGCTCACATGGGAACACTATTCAATACAACTCGGTTTATAGCCGAGTAATTGACATAGCGGAATGTGATGATTTTGAAATTGTCGTCGGTTGGGGCCAAGCTGTTCCTTTTCTCAATATCGGTGATTTGTCTTACACTGAACATTTTACAGCAAGTGGTCGTTTATCCACTGATGACTTTGATTTGTTTAATGGAGTCCTTGAAGTTGCTGTTGTGAACAGCCTTGTATCACCCGGCGCTGATAGTCCTATTCAATTCAATGTATTTGTTTCTGCCTGTGAAGACATGAAATTTGGTGAACCGATGCCTGCCAAAATGCATCAGTTTTCCCTTTTTCCTGATCTTGGCCGTAATAACAGGGATTTTACTCCACAATCGGGAATTGTTGATGGACCAGCCATGGCTGGCACTTCTACAGGAGATACTGATGCTCCCACAAATCCTGATCCCATAGCTCCAATAGCTTCTTTAGGAAGTGTGGCCGATCAGACTTTCAATGTATTCTTTGGTGAATCACCAAAGAGTATACGAGAGTTGTTAAGAAGATATATTAAGCACCGAACTGATGTCTTCTATGCGCCAGTTAATGGTGCTATGATTGCCTTAGACCTTCGCGATAAGGGTTTAGGGTACTTTCGCGGCGAAGACAACAATGGAATTGATGATGGCACCACCACTACGATTCCAACTTTTGCCCAATGGTTCATGCCTTGTTATGCTGGTTGGCGCGGTTCTACGCGCACTAAGTATGCTTTTAACAAAAATGCAGCAGATTCCAATCCAAGTGTGAGTCGTATCGGATACACTCCGACTACTCGCATTTCCAAAACTGAAATCAGTAATAATGAGTCCGAGGAGCA